ATCTCTGCTTCTGTATATGTAATTGTGTCTATAGTTTCAGGGTCTGCTCCTGTGATTACTAACTCTCTAATAGTAGGCGCATTTACCTTATCCATGTTGTTTTCAGCACCCCAACAATCGGATGTAGTTACCTCTTCTGTATTCTTCTCTACACTGATATTTCCCCAAACCTTAATGCTTGAATAAGGCTTTAAGTTCTTGCTAAATACTCTTGCAAGGTTCATATCTGTGATAATGAATTCAGCATCTTCAACAGAATCGTAATTTACAATCTTCGCAGCTACAGTTGCTCTTGTCTTGTCTTCGTTTGGTGTAATACCAGTGAATACAATAACCTGTGTAAAGTCTGCTAATGCCTTAAAATCTTCTGCTTCAAAATCAATGTCCTTACCAAGAGATACCTGAGAAGGAACAAACTTAGTTGTGTGCTTTTCCTTGTAAGAACCAAACTCGATAGTACCCTTTACAAATACTGTCTTGTCATCAGAAAGGTTATCTCCGATTTCCTTACAAGCATCATAATCAGTCAAACGCTTCTTATCGTTTACTTCATTACCCTTTGCATCCTTTGTCTTAGTAACACCAACATTTACACCGATAAGGTTGTAATCCTTTTCTGCAAATGTGAATCTGTCCTTCCAAGGAACTTCCTTAGTAACTGTCTTGTTATCTTCCTTCTTGCTAAAGTAAACAGAATCTCTCTCCATACCGTTTAAGCTAACGAATACAGTTGAATTTTCATCAAACTGAACGCCAAACGCTACTGAACGCCAAGGCTTGTCTGTCTTTGTAAGCTTCTCAGTGTAGAAATTATCTCTCTGAGTTCCAGATACCTTTCCTCTTGCCTGAAAAGAACCTCTTGTCTGTGGTAAACCTAATCCTTTTTTCTTTGTTTCTGTTGCCATTTAATAGCCTCCTTGTAATATAAAAATTTTTAATAACTAACTAAATAACTTATAATTAACAGTCCTTTTGGAACTGGAATTTAGGGATAAATTTATGTAAAATCTATCTACAAACAGCTAATTTAGAGCGCACTCGCCCAAGGTGTGCTGTTTTGCCACCTTACAAACAAACGTATTCAATTTTCAAATCAATGGAATTTTTAAGATTCTCTTGTGTTATGTTTGTCTATTTAATACTTCTCCATTCAGCGATGCGCCAACATCGTTTTGTCTGAATAGTTATAAAATTCTAATTATCTGTTCATATAAGACAATATCTTTATCATTTACTGCTCTATCTACATGCATATGCCCGAAAAAGTGTCTTTTATATTCTGTACGTTGTCTTATGTTTTCCAAGTATTTAGTTAAAACATCTTGTTTGTACAATCCGTGTCCTAGTAAGGCGATTACACTAGCTGACGGGCTGTGAGTAATAATAAAGTCTACAGAGTTATTATTCTTCTCAAGGTTTTTTAAGCCGTTCTGCATCTCTGCGTCTGTTGGTAATTCTTCTGCCCACCACGTTAAACCTTTAATGCGATACATATATTTACCTTTTTTCTCTAAGGCTCTTGCTTTATCTTTCCAGCCTTCATCTTCATAATCAATAATGCCGTCTGAGATATCGTGCGAGGATGCGCCCCCGAATGCGAAAAACTTCTTTCCTTCTATATTAAATACTTCTCCTCTTTGCAATCTCAACACATGTGGTCTAATCTCATTTACAAGTCCACCATTCCACTCTTTAACCGGGTAAGCAGCAAGTCTTGGATGACATTCGTGATTGCCATCAACGAACACTGTTGTAAATGGCTTATCTTCTAACCATTTAAGCCAATATTTTTCTCTACTACTTTCTTCTCTATCCCATACAAGTCCGAAATCACCAAGAATTATAACTATATTCTCATCTTTGTTCCCACTAAACTCTCTCTGCTCATAGAAAGAATCTGTGCTTAGTCTTGTGGGGTTGCCGTGTATGTCACCGGTTATCCATACAGACATTAACCTCTCGCCACCTTTTTATTCTTAATCTTTTCGGCTCTCTCAGCTCTTTCTTTGTCAAGCTGATTATCTAACTTAGCCATGTCGCTTATCCACTTTGCATATGGAGTTTTGCAAGAAATATTCTTACTTGCTCTAATTCTCTGCTCTTTTCTCCATTCATCAGTATCCTTCTCGTAAGGATTTGGCTTGTAAGAATAAGTCTTTCCTGCTTCTCTACGCTTGTTCATTTTTTCTTCTCTTGTCATAACTTTGTCTCCTTTGCTTTTTAATCAATCATTTCTACATTTACTGGAATCCACATGTTAGGATTGAAGTTTAGTGTATATTTATACTTTGACACATCATTTGCACCAAGATTAAGATCTTCAATAATATAAGTTACATTATCACTTAACCCAACAAAATGTTTTACATATGTACCCCCATCTTCAACAATAACTTCAAGCTGATTATCTTCTATATCTGCTGTGATTGACATTCTTCCTGTCATCTGAAAGAGAACATCCCCTTCAATACAGTTGATTACTGTCAACTGTCTTACAATATTGAAATAATCTGCTTGTTTTGAAAGATTGTATGATGCTCTTTCTGCTTCTGTACATCCAGTTAGTGTAGCCACCACCAAACCGACTACTAATAACATTGTTAAAATTCTTTTCTTCATGTATTACTTCTCCTTTTCTGTTTAATTTCCACCTTAAAATCAATGTTTTATTGCCGTTTTCGACCTCTGAAACCCTTATAAATAAAGGGTTCTGAGACTCGAATCTTGCATTTTCGGCAATTTTGCTTATTTTTGCCGATTTTGTTACTTTTGGATTTCTGAAACCCTTATAAATAGGGGCTTTGCAGAATGTCAATAAAAGATTTATTCTATTGCTTTATTCAATGTCATCTACATTACTTTTCAGCACATCTACAATGTGAAACTGTTGAATTTTTCTCATTGCAATACAATTCAGATACTCTTTCCAATCAAATGTAGATAACACATTAATAATTTCTTCTCTCTTTTCTTTGTTATTAACTTTGATTTTGTACTCAGCAGAATAATGTTCACCATCTTTAAGTATCTTTCCTGCACTACCATCGCCCCAATAACACATACGAATATCAAAATCTCTATCATCATAGCCTTTACTATCTTGCCGATAGATTGTAATATCCTTTAATTTTGCAGATGGTTTTTTATTCAATTCACCACTTTGAGGTCTAGTGTAGATATTAAAGCAACAATGTAATTTTCTATCTGAATACCATTGTTCGCCTAAATCTTCACTGTAAACTAAGTCAAACTCATACATAGACCTTGTATTGTTCAACTGACTAATCGGAAGAATAAATGCTATATGGTCTGCAATATCAACAGATTTCTTGTAAAACTTCTGTGCCATATTCATACATCTACCGTAAGGTGGATTACCTATAACTAATCTTCCCCCTAAATATGTAGTGTCTGTTGCAAGATAATCTTTCTTAAATATCTGTGTGAAATTTGACTCACACTCTGGTTCAATATCATAGGCAAAGTGTGGTAATTGTTCTTCATGATGAAGAAAACTACCATTACCTACACTTGGCTCAATGATTTCTGAAATGTTTTGTTCACCAATCACTTCAAACACTTTGTCCCAACAATAGTTGGCAAGTGATATTGGTGTATAATACTTGTCATTTTCAACTTTTGCCATTTGTAATAGGAGATAGAATATTCTTTACGATGCATCAACTCTTGCCTCCTATCTATTTATTCTCTTTTTATTTTTGGAATTTTTGATTTGTGTTAATATGTTTGTTAGTCTTCTTAATACTTTTAAGCACCGCCAAATGCTTTATTTATCCGATGAAACCGAAATTTTAACAGGATTTTACTCGTTCCTGATAGTTACTTCTGTCTTTCTATCCCATGACCAATCCACATCAAAACCACTCATTATATCTGTACTAATCTTCTTTCCGTCCTTATATACTACTGGTCTACCTCTGTATGGAACAAACACAACAGCTTCAAAAGCATTATCTTTTTCTTCAAAAGTTGTTGATAATGTTTGATTGTAAAGATTAGCATAATACTGTAATGAGTCTGCTAAACTATCTAATGTTTTCTTCTCTATTCGTGCATCAATAAAACCTTTACTTATTTCACGGTAGTAAACACCCATGTCAGACTTTACTTCTTTAATTGCTTCTAAAATTTTCTTAAACATTTGTATCTCCTTTCAATTTTCTCGATAAAACCCCAGATTTAAGACATAATATACTCAATAGATTCCCTTGAACCAAGAATAACAGGATTTTCACCATTTGCTTTACACTTCCAAAAACTACTTCTCGCTCTTTCTAATTCAAGTTTTCTCTCTAATTCATCAACATCTACAGTATTATTCTTCTTTGTCTTGTTAGACTCTGCGATTTTTAAAATATCAGCAATATTTCGTTTCTCTTGTCGCACTCTTTCTGTGCATCCGACTTAGTAAAATGTAAATATCTATCTGCTTCATTGTAAAATTCACTCATTCCTGTCCAGTATCTCAGACCACCTTCATAACTTGTCTGTGTACTATGATAAAAAGAATCTTTTGAACTTCTATCAATTCTCTCAACAGTTGTAGTTTTAGGTGCAACTCTCCACACCTTAATTGTCTTATGATGAGTGCCATTGCCACCACATTTATGACAAAACTTGTCTATAATTCCTTTCTCTAAACATCTTTCACATGGAAGTTTAATTCTCATATCTTCCTGACGGATTTTGTACATTTCAATAGGAAACTCCATACATTTATTCTCCTTTCTAAAAGCCATCAAACTCATATTTGGGATGCTCACCAAAAAATATAAATGGGTTTGCATAAACAAAACTATGTTTAAATCTTCTCTTTCCATTCTTAGGATTTACAATTTCTGAAACATAAATATGGTCTTTCTTTTCTTCAATTCCTTTGTGTATCTGTTGGATATCTTCATCTGTCAACTCATCTCTATATGCAGGAATATATTCGTTCAAAAGAAAGTTCCAAAAATACTCCAATGTCATTCCATTAAAATCATGTTCTGTACATACAACATGTCTGTCTATTGAAATCGCAGCCATCATATTTATCACCTCAATTCCACCTTAAAACGTTTGTTTTATGACTCTTTAAACTTCTTTACATCTTCGTCAATACCTTGCCAATTAACATATCTGTCATACAAAGTGTCGTCTTCGTTTAATAATTTACCAATCATATCACTACATGTTCTTGCAGAATCACGCTCTACTCTTAACTCTGTATAATAAGCACTGATATAATCTCCAAGACGGATTAAGTCATCAATATCAGAAGTATCTACATACCACTTTGAATATCTATCCGCTAAAACTTTTACCTCTGGTTTAATCTTCTCTTTTTCTTCGTCCATAAGTTTATGAATTTCATCTAATTTGGCATGACGGAATTTCTTCTCTTCTGAATCCTTATCTAATAATCCAAGACCTGTAAAATATTGCATTGATTCTTTGAACAGCTCATTCCAATGACTATATACTTCTTCATATTTAGTCCAATATTCTCTCTGTTCTCTCATATAATCTAATAATTCTTCTGAACTGTTAATGTTGAGTAATTCACCTTGATATCCAACCACAAGATTATTAATAGACCAATCAATTTCGCCAATCTCATCTGTGAAAGTATTCTGCACCTTACCATCTACAATTACATGTAAAACATAATCATAGTCACAATAATCGCTTTCAGGATATCTATTTAAGTCAAGAATAATAAAATTCTTACCATAGTTATAATGTGGTCTTCTGTATGGAACTTCATCTCCAATTCCATAATATTTTAAATCGCCACCATGATAACTGATTTCGTCATGATATAACGAAACCCAAGGAAAGCATTTAACTTGCTCACCATTTATTGTGTCGTACATTCCCATTATCTTTTTCTCCTTCCTGTCACGAAAACTATATAATTATCGTGACATTTTTCTAAATAAAATCCCCGTTCAATCAGTATTCTTTATTTTCACAATTTTCAGGATCTTTAGGGGTATCTAAAATTTTTAATAAAGCGTCTGTCTGTGTAATAATACCATTAACAAAGTAACTATATTCTTTGCCGGCAGTTCCAATACCCCATTCCAAAGAATCTTTAATGGTTTTATATGTTGCACTAATTACTATATCTTTGTTCATATTTACTTATTCTCCTTTCTAACTGGCAATTCCGGTAACATTTCCAAAATCATCAAAGTCAATATCAATACTTTCTCCACCATATCCATTCTCAAATTCAATATGTTTATTGTCTTGAAAGTAAATATCTTTACATAATCTATTTAATATATTTAAAATCAATTCTCTTTCCGTCATCTTTTCCTCCTTAAAACACAGGATTTATTTAGACTCTTGCTGCTTCAAAAAACATTGTGTTATAGTCTGTATCACTGTCTTCTAAATATTCTTCAAATTTCTTTCTCATACAATCCTTTGAACACACATCAAAACTCTCGTAACTTTCAATACTATCATTACCCCAATCATTATGGTGGGTAGTAAGTTCCCAATAAGATTCTGCTGTAATCTCTTTTTTGCAAACATCACAATATCTAATTTCCTTTACTACTATTCTCTCTGTTACTGTACGAGTTTTTGTTTCGTATTCTTTCTTTATGCTCATAAACTCTCCTTAAAACTGACTATTTACTGCAACATTTCTGGGTAAAAATCGTATAGATAATCACCAAAATCGCCACATCTTTCAAAACCAGTTTCTCTCTTCCAAAACATCTGCCAATCTTGCCCACGTTTTGTTTCTATGAAGTCGTTATATTCTGTTTTTAAATCTTCCACTCTTTCTTCATAGGTCATTGTTCCTATGCATCACTTCTCCTTTTCTATCCTTGGAGTTTTGTACTTTTCGTACTGTTTTAATTTGCTTAACTTACACAATTCTTTTACAAACTTACAAATAATTTCTTCATCATCAGACTTAGATAATTCTTTTATTACGTCTAATGCGAGTAATTTATATGGAAAGTTATACATTATTCTTCTCCATTTCTACTTTAAATCATTTCTTCTATTGTTTTATTCACAATATTATTTACTTGTTAATATTGGACGCTCTGATTCTAAAACACCGTTTTCAGAATCTACTAATAAATCGACAGACACAGCAAATTTCTTTGAAAGCAACACTCTTAATTTTTCTCTTAATGTTAATTCGCACTCAATTACTATACCTGTATTCATTCTTCTTTCTATCTGTTTCATATATTAAATCACCTCCATAATACTTCCACAATTAGGACAGTATTTTGATTTAATCTTCTGATTAGCATAGTCGGTTTTATACACCTTCTTGCTACATACAGAACAATAGACACCTGCATTGGAACATTCATCTAGTAATTTCCAATGACCATGTTTTACTTCATTCTGTTCAAGTGTTGGCATAAATTTCACATGTTCCATAGCATCGTGAATTGCGTCCATATAACCCTTACCCCAATCGGTAATGCCATTCATATCTAATTCTCTTTCAAGTAGATTCATCAAACCACTTGCATCAATCGGTCTAATTCTCTTCATATAATATCTTCTCCTTTAAGTATCCATTGGGTCACAATCTGGATTAGGACATTCACCATAATCCTCATAGCATTTACTACAACAGAACATACACTCCCAATGGTCGCCTCTGTCACAATCATCACATACAGATGGCTCTCTGTAATCGTCATCGCCTTCGTACATAATTTACTTCTCCAATCTCACTATGAATCATTTATTTTATTGCCAATTTAATAGAATCCATCTACTCTTAAAAGATTTAAAATTTTTCTATTTGCTCCAATAATTCCTCTTCTCAAATCTTCATTATTTCCATGTTCTTGATACCATTCGATATCTGCAATACAACTTTCAATCAATTTGTCTAACAATGTCAATGCGTGTTCTGCTTTATCAAGAGCAATCGTATATCTACTATCTTCGTCTTCATACAATTGAATATCATTCCAATGTTCTTTATAGATTTTTCTATTAAGTTGCTCTAAAGTATTTATTGTTGTTTCATACTTTCCCATTATTTCACCACCTTAAAACCAAGATTCAATTGCTATTTTCAAAATTCTGTATATACTGGAATTGGATATTCCACACAAACTGAAACTCTCATTGGAACTCTTCTATCAATTTCTACTGGATAACCCATATATTTAGGTCGTTCTTCTATAGAAGACGAATAATTTAACTTGTATTTATCAATGAGTTGCTTGGCTACATCAATACCAATTACAATATAAATAAAATCATCACATATTCCCTTTTCATATTTCAACATATCAATATGGCTAAATATATATTGATTTAATAAACTTTCATTAACTTTTATCATATAGTTCTTCTATCTCCTCTAACGTTTGTCTACTTGCTTCTAATCCCATAAATCAAAATAAAACAACGAAAACAACTTCATAAAAGCATCTTTATTCTGCTCCATCACTGAACCAATCCTCTTATGGTCTTCTATGCTGCGACAACCAATCTCATAATCGTCATCGTAAATATTGTTCCCATATAATATCTTCTCCACATAGTCGTCATCCATCATCTGCAAATGAAATATCATTGTTTCCCAAATTAACTTCGTATATTTTTCGTCAAAAAACCCTTTCGGGAACTTCTTTAATAATTCATCATAATGTTCGCTTTGAGTGGGGATGTTGAATAATGAGTTTCCATGTTTTATAAAATCTTCCAGAATTCTAATCATTCTTCTACGAAACATTTCAAAGCACTCGATCATATCAAGGTCATCATAACCTCGCCATGCTCTACGCCATGCATATCTTAGTTCCCAACGAAGTTTCTTGAAGAAATGTCTGAGTCTTGGTTTATTCTTCATGTTACTAACGAAGAAATCTTTTAATCCTAAATCTAAATTATTGCTCATAGTATTCACCTGCTTTTGATTTATTTAGTTATCTTATCTGTTATTTTATCCAAATATTCAACTGACATTTGTTCAAATTCTTCTTGTGTAATTTCTTTATAAAAATCAATTACTTTAGGGTCTGATTCTTGGCTTATCATACTCCATTTGTTCGCTGTCCATAGCCCAATAGTCATAATCTGTATACCATACTCTTTCCAACAAAAGTCTCTATAACCATCAATTAGTACAACACAAGAAGCATATTTTTCATTTGGTCTATCTAAAATATCAATAATTTTAAATGCTTTGATATGTTGTTCATTTTCTATTTTATTGCACGTTATAAAACATTTACCAATATAATTTTTATGGTCATCTAACTCTTCTTTTCTCTTTTTATCAGAAAAATACTTCTCATATTCCTGTCGTTCAGAATGAAGTTTGTCTCGTTCTTCGTCAATTTCTTTCATTCTCTGACGCATTTGTTCTTCTGTCATTTGCTTATTTCCTCCATAAAACTCTGGATTTATAGACTCCCTAACAGCTTACACACTCTTACAGTGGTGGGTTTTGCCTCTTATTGAGTCGCAGGGTTACTGGTTTGGAGTCTGCCTACTATTAACCCTTTTTCGGCTTTGAAGTGTTATTTTCATAGACCTAAATACTGTCTTCCTGTACCTTTACAAGCTATACACATATCTGACTGCACTTTTTCCGGTAAGAAATCCCACAAACCAGTTCCGTTACACTCTAAGCACAGCACTTCAAATACAATGTCGTTTAATATTTTAGGTCTTACTTTTATAACTGTATCTCTCTGCCACCCACAATAAATATTTATGTTTTTCATAAGTTTAATTCTCATTTAACCACTTCAATATATGTTTAGCTGCGTCATCAGTTGTAAAGTTTGTTTTAGACACAAGATCCTCTGCTTCTGAATACAGTTCGTCCAGTTCTTTATTTATTTCCGAATATAAAAATAGGTTCGGTGCGTGAATATAAATATTTCTAATACATTCTCTTGCTGTTTCAAATCCACAATTTATTCCTATCTCTAATGCTTCTTTTAGTTTCATATTTCCCCCGTTTGCGAATTGCTAACTAGCCATATTTGGCGTATTAATGTGCAATATAGCTATTAACTAGCCATATTTGGCATGTAAGCAAAACTTGTTTGTTCAGATTGTGCTAATAAGTTTTCTTGATAAAAGAGTTGTTTTAACACTTATACATACACAACTAATTTTGGTATTGTAAAACCATCATCTTCATCATACTCTGCACATATTTGATGAATATCTTTATAATCATTATCCATAATAAGAATCTCGCATTCACTTGGATAATTTGCTAAAATACTCTGTAATTTTTCGTTTGTCATTTTATTTCCTCCTTATCTATAAAATGAAAATTGCATCGAGACTTTTCATATTCCTTACTTGGCAATTCGCTCCAACCAACAACCATATGGCTTAATCTCTTCCATTTTTGTGCCTTTGCTTGATAATGGACAACCTCAAACCAAACATTTCCTTCACAAGCACCTTGAAACATAACCAAATATGGTTTACTTTCAGTTGGTTTTACAAGGTCATAATTCCACATACCATTTCTTAATTTACCATCAGACTGCCACATACAGTTCTCTATACTAATACATTTTCCATTGTGATAATCTACACATCTATGATTTTCAACTTTACAATATAACTGCATTTACTCACTCCCATCCATTTTTGCTCCACATTCAGGACAAAATTTCAAACTATCGCTTATTGATTGTTTAAATCCACATTCAGAGCATATGCCGTACATAAGCATTGGATTAGGCTCTATGTCTGGATATGCATTTATCCAATGCCCATGCTTAACTACTTCAACTTCTACAGTTGGTTGGTCATCAATTGCCTTTAATATATTTTCTTCTGTAAAGAAACATTTATTATCACTTCTAAAATCTCTAATGTTCTCTGCCCACGCTTTGACATTACTCTTGAATAAATCTGCATCAATTGTTCTCAAATTACCACCTCCAAAATCCCAATTGAACCGATGATTTAAGTCTAAAATCACTCTCCAAAAGCCTTATTTTTCAAGGTTTTTAGAGAGTGAAATTTCTACTAGCCAATCATTTTCAAAAAATCTTCCTCTGAAATAATCGGAATACCCAAATCCTTTGCCTTTTTATTCTTTCCTGATGTAGAATTTACATCATTATTTATCAAATAATCTGTCTTTGATGTTACTGAACCTGTTACTTTTGCTCCTCTTGACTCAATATCCGCTTTAAGTTCGTCTCTGTTTTTATAATGATTTACTGAACCAGTAATTACGAAAGTCTTACCAAAGATTGATGTATTGGTATCTACTACTTCATAAGTAGATTCAAACTCAAACTCTTTTAATAACTCCATAAACTCATTATGGTTATCCTTCCACCAGCTACTTAATGACTTCTGCATTTCAGTACCAAATCCATCAATAACAGTGAAATCATAATCTTCATTCATCAACCCAACAAATGTTTCAATATCGTTCTGACAATGATTTGTAATATCCTTACTTGCAGACTTGCCAATTAACGGAACAGATAACGAATACAACAATCTCGCCATAGTAGTTTTTCTGCTTGTTTCAATGCTATCTAACAGTCTATCTACTGACTTATCACCAAATCCGTCATATTCTTTCCAAGGTTCTCTATAATAATCAAGCTTATAAATATCTTTGATACTTGTAAGCCAACCACGTTCAATAAGAAACTCGATAGTAGCTTCGCTCATATCATCAATATTTAAAGCATTCTTACTTACTGTATGACTCAATTTACCAAGCAACTTACCTTTACAATCTGGATTATCACAAACAACAACCTTAGTATCTTTGTCCTTTAGAATCTTGGTTAATCCACCACAAATCGGACATTTATCAGGAAATGTTGCAGTACCACCTCTTGTTAAATTATCTGCTATCTGAGGGATTATCATGTTTGCTTTGTAAACTGTAATAGTATCACCAATACCTAATTCTAAATCTTGTACCATACTCCAATTGTGAACGGATGCACGACTAACTTCAGTTCCATCAATCTCTACTGAATCGAAGATTGCCACTGGACAGAGAGAACCAGTCTTACCCATACTCCATTCAATGTCTCTCAAAGTAGTTATTACTTCTTCATCATAGAACTTAAAAGCAATAGAGTGCTTTGGATGATGACCTGTCATACCTAATGATTCTCCATATTCAATATCATTCATTGCCATTACAAGCCCATCAATCGGAAATCCAGATGTTTCTGCTCTATTTTTCAGAGAATCAACCATCTTTTCAAGGTCTTCATAATCGGATGTATTACTTGCATAAGTGAGCAAAGGAACTACATCAAAGCCTAATTCTTTTACAAAAATCAATCTGAATAACAAAGAACCACCATGAACTTCATCTACATTTTCAATAAATGGAACTTTCCATGCGATAAATTTAATATGTCTTTGTGCGGCTATATTACTATCCAACTGTCTTACAGAACCGCTTACAAGATTACGAGGATTTTTATACTTATCTTCTTCTGATAATTTAGAATTAATATTCTCAAAGTCAGGGTATGTAATAATTGCTTCACCCTCGATTTCTAATCTTCCAGTGTATTTAATCTGTAAAGGAATATTTTCAAATACTTTCGCATTATGTGTGATTAATTCGCCCTCTTCACCGTTGCCTCTAGTCTCTGCTTGAATTAATTCACCATTTTCATAAGTGAGTAGTACCGTTAATCCGTCCATTTTTAAAGACAATACACAATCATTATTTCCTGCAAATGCTCTCAAATCATCAACAGATTTTGTTTTATCAAGTGATAACATAGGATGACTATGTTTAACCTTTTCGAGTTTTGACTTCACTTCATAACCAACTGTTTGTGTTGGCGAATTAGACATAATCACACCAATTTCATCTTCTAATCGCTTTAATTCATCAAACAGATTGTCATACTCATAGTCTGAAATCTGCGATTCTGAATTGTTATAATATGCATTTCTATATGTATTGAGTTGAGTTACTAACTCTTTAATTCTCTTAATCTTGTCCAATCGCATTCTCCTCCTTATAATTTTGAACTAATTCATTTATCTTTGACCAACAATCTAAACAGATATGAAATGGTTGTGCTTGTAGTCTAAATGACTTCAAATAAATAATATCTTTATCAAATACCTCTTTATCGCACACTTTACAACTACAACTTCTTGTACATTTTCTTATCTGTAAATCATTAAATTCATCAACAAAATCGTATTTCTTCAACGTCACACCTCGTTTTCTATCAATAGAATTGGCTTTTTAAGATAACTGACTAAAGAATTCTCTAAGGTTAAACCACTTCTCATCTATAAAATTACCAATCTCATCAACAGTAGAACCCCAACCATTATCCTTAATTCTAATGTACTGACCTTTTAAATCTTCCCAATTATCTACACCAACAACATCAAGAATTTCTGAAATTGCTTCTAAACTCTTTGCAGAAAATACTCTCTTTTCAGTTTCTCTATCATAAGAATCTAGTGCGTAACCACCAACACCACAGCCAGCTCCGTAAAACTCTATGTAAATCATAAATGTAAAGATACCATGGTCTTCTCTACCTAACTTAGTATTTATAATTTTTGCATTTCTTATTTCCATATATTTATCCTTTCCTATTAAAACAGATTTTCTATTGCTCTAATCAATAATCTTATGCTCACATTTGATAACTCTAATGGATGCAATCATACTCATTAACTCACTAACAGAAGAAATCTCAATGTCACAATTCTCACCAGTTTCATTATAGAAAGTAACCGTCTTATAATCATCTTCTACAATTCTGAAACCATGAGATTCTTCTTCAAACCACTCCTCAAACATTTCTTCGATATTCTCTACTTGGTCAAAGAAGCAAGATGAATAATGACCTTCTGTTTCGTACTCAACTGTGATATATCTCTTATAGTCATCACCTGCTACCAATACAATTTCATATTCAACGGAATAGTGTACGTTGCTACAACCATCTACATAAGAATCTACAACTGTTGGCTTATCGGAAGAATGGTCTTTTACTTTATAAGGAATGAAATATCTTACACCGCTTGACAACTCCATGGCTTCATAATTTCTTAAATTGACATGCTTCTCAACGAGTCGAATATCGTTTCGCAATTTATCAAAAATCTCTGTGTTGCCATTTTCTTTATCTCTCTTAAAATAAGATTCGACAGTTCCATTATCATAAACCATAGCTACACAAGTCGCATAAGCATGTCCACTCCATTCACAACCTTCTCTAATCTCAATAGATGTTGTATTGCCTAATCCTGTATATTCAGGAATATTTTCATAAGATACCATTTCAATAACTTTACCCATACTAACACCTTTCCTACTTACATAAGTCTTCATACATAGCCTTATACTCTTTTAATTCTTCAAATAATTTCTTGTTCACACATACATGAGTATCATTACTAAACACCGCCATAGTTACAGTTTCATCGTTGTCTTTCTTAGGAATCTCATAACCTGCAAAGCCATTCTCTGCAAATCCTTTTAACCCCATTAAGTGCTGAAATACTGCATCAACTGCATTATCCGTAACATCTTCTTTATTACCTGTAATCATTCCTTTTTCTTCATTAACTGTCGCCCACCAAATAGTATTTGTCAGTGGTGTTGTCACTAATTTCTTCATTTATCTTCCCTCTCTTTTGCAATATTCTTAATCTTTTTAAAACGATTTTTATAACTACAATCCAAGCAAGGAGAATACTTTTCTACACTTTTCATTATTCGCTCATATTCTTTTTGATAAGCGTCAAAAGTAATAGTTTCTCGTTCTTCTTTTAGAAGTAATCCTGTTCGCACTATCTCAAATATGTATTGGTTTTCAGCATGAATAAGACTAAGCATCTGCATCATTTCTACATCGTACATTCTTATTTCTCCTTAAAATCTCGATTTCAAAACTATTTCCCATCATCCAAAAATCTTGTATCTAATTTCATATTCTCCACTTCTAATCTTGCGATCTCGCCAATTGCTTGCAGGTAGGGACAGTTTTCAAGCTCGCTGTCTCCGGCGGCACAATACCCAAACGAAGATATCCTGCAATATTTCTTTCTAGCCATTTCACATTTACTTTCGTTCATTCTCTTTATCCTTATAAAACAAACTTCTCAGCGTACAAATATCCTTTGGAATACTCTCTTTATCCTCTACATCGTGCAATTTTCTAACCCATGCATAATACTCATTTGCAATAGAAGTTGTTAAAGCAGATGTTTTTCTAATATATCCATTTCTGATTGCTTCGTGAGAAATACTTCTCATAAACTTCCAGAAATTGTAGTAGGCAAGCTTTAACTTTGTCATATATCCAACACTGTCTTCAATCACAAATCCCTCAATTTTACGCCCGTTATATTCATAATTTTCTTCTAAAATATCATAGTACCAATCGAAAAATTCCTGCCATGTAGCAATTTCAAACGCCTTTTCTTTTGGTGTAAGACTAAATTGATTAGCAATATCAACCATTGTGTCATACTCATACTTGTCAAAATCCATATTATTATGAACAATATCAAGTAAAAATAACTCGCTATTTGAATACTCAATAATGTGAGGATCATTCTTCATATCTACACATTCAAATACGAATGATACATTATGCTCCTTGATAAATTCTTTCATCTTCTGAATGTTCTCGGAAGAAACCTTCTTATGTAACATTTCTCTAAACCACTGAGCAAACTGGCTATCAATGGTAGATTTACTTGCAATAAATAAATCATCCTCATACTCGTTATAACTTACAATTCCTAAGAAACCATTCTCTTTTACATAAGCGGTTACAGGGAACTGTAATTTGTACTGCAACATATCAAACTTTGTTTCTGGTCTTTCATTAACATTAAAGAATTTATCATAAGCTCTCGCTACAACCTTACCCTTCATTGTGTCAAGATATAAACCTCTCGCCTTAGTAGTCTGCTCGTCCCAAACCTTGTCATAGAAAGCCTTATTGGTAAAGTTGAAAGAAGAAATATTTCCAAATTTCTTTTCCTGAATATATCTGTTAGAACGTAAAGCAATGATTGTATCTGCTACAGAACTACTTGTTACGGTCTGCTCACTCTGCATTTCAGGTGTTTTATATACGGTATTCTCCACCTCTACTATATGAATACCATCCTTATCAATCTGTACACATCTTAAATCGCCACCAAATTCAACTCTTCCTTCAAGGTTAAATACTCTGTCATTTACCTTTACTGGCAATCTCTTTGTGTTTCTGTGACCATGAATCTGATATACATTATCAGGTGTAGTTGCTAAGAAAGTTTCTGCAACCTTCTCAAAATCGTTGTAATTACCAACACCTCTAATCATCTGGTCTGTTGCTACATAAGATAAATTCTTTGGAAGTGTACTCAAACCAGCGTGTGTTACAAGATAAATATTGTCACCATACTTGTAATAAGCACACTGACCAAACTTTCTGTACAACTGTCTGATATCCTTCTTATCAATCTTTGCTTCTTCTAACTGTGGTCTTGTAATCAATTCAAATTCCTTTGACTTGCCAACACAGTCATTTGCATATAACCACAACCATCTTTCGTGATTGCCTTCAAGCATAAGCACATTCTTCTTATTCATAATGGAGATAAGGAACTTAACAACATCTGCGTTTTCAAGACCTCTATCAATATAATCGCCTGTGAAAATATACATCTCATCATCTTTAAGCCCACCATTATCAGATAAATACTTCTGTAATGCAGTGTTACAACCATGAATATCTCCAATATGATGAATCTTTTTGTACTCAGATAAATCAAACATCTTCATCCAAATAGTATCTAACTCGTCAGGCTTGATTACCTTGATACCAGATGGGATTTTCTGTGTTGCAAATCTTGAATACATCTTGTCGATTGCTTCTTCTGGTACTCTCTTTAATACTTCTCTATTCGCATTTCTTCTCTTGACTTCCTCGATAGGAATGTCAGTGAAGTCTACACAAAAGATTCTGTATCTGTATGTATTACACATTTCTTTATATCTGTTCATTTCGGAAGTCTTAGAATTTGTGGCATCAATTACCGTAAATTCACCTTTCTGCATTCTGACTTCCAACAGATTAAATAACGTTTTCCAAGTCACATTATCATTTGACTGACTAATACCTTCAGTTCCATCTACCTGCATAATTGGACTCTGACAAAGCAATCTAATATCATCTGCTGATAATGTATATGGTTTTAAACCATTCTGCTCAATCCATGTGGACTTGCCACATCCCGCTGAACCTCTTAATAAAAGTAAAATTCTCATTCTTCATTCACCTCTTCTTTATTGCGATATTCCCACGAGTATCCACTACATAATTCTCCAATTTCTTGTCTATGAGCTTCTAAATATTCCATAATTTCCTTAATTAAAGTAATCTCATATAAGTCAATTCCATAGTCATTTACATTGAATTTCTCACGATATTCGTTATCTGGTATGTATGCAAATTCCTCTACTGTCGTATATTCAATAGGAATAAGTGTCTTTTCTTCATAATCATTACTTGTGTCGTAATCTAAATAAACCTTTACGCCTAAATTATCTATCTCAATTTTTACATTATGTTCTTTGTCTCTCTTGACTATTTCCTTAATATCTTCTAGTAAATTCAACTACTCACGCCCCTTCTTCAACTGTTCTTTATACTGTCGGATTACCTCATGAGCAATCATCACCATGTTAGGATTCGCCTGTTGATACACATCCCACTTCTCTAATTTGTCGATATCAGATTCAAAGGCATCGCACACACCAATCTCGTACTCTCTTCTTGACCACTGCTGATTATGAATAGCACTATCAATCTCTCTAACAAGCGCATCAAATCCATATATTACTTCTTTATTAAAGAACGATTCATACTTAAACTTTTTAGGTGCTCTCAGATATTTTCTTACTGCTTTCTCAGTCCATTCCTGAACACGAATGTTATTAAAAATGTTATAGTTTACAACTTTCTTTTTGTTAAAGTCATAGTTCAAAACGTAAAACTCAAACTGCAAATATATCACCTACTCTCTAATTTATTCTTCAATTTATTTGCACTTTTCTCAGATAATCTACACTTTGCCAAGAAAGGAACAAGTGACCTAAATCCTCTGTAAAATTCAAAGTGACGCTTGATTGTTCCTTGTAAATTGTAAGGTAGCACCTGATAATAAATAGAATCATCCTTGTCATATGCCTTTAAAACAGCGTATATAGTCATTTATTCCTTCCTTTCCATCAATGAAATGCAAGTTCAATTGATTTTGAAATCTTTTACAACTTCTTCGATATGTGTTTCAACACTATCGGTTGTAAGCCACTCAAACCCATCCGTATCTGTTGTAACTAAATGTCTAAAACGATAAAGAAGACTTTCTTTAAGTTTTTCTACAAATTCCTTAATAGCACTATCCTTAACTTCTTTGTCATGTTCTTTCATGAGATTGGATAATTTTATGTCTTCCCCTTCTACACAATATTTTTCAAACAAATGGTCTTCAATTTTAACCCAACTCATTTTCTAAACCTCCTTAAAACGCAGATTCTATTGCCGTTATGCTATGCCCATACCCATCGTTTCAATTGTTTCAACAGATTCAGCACCATCATATTCGTGAATACAATACATTGTTCCTCTTGGAACATACTCAATATTCAACTGGCTATAACCACCCATATAAGGTTTCTTGTATCCAAGCGAAACAATAAACTCTTGCATTTCATCTTCACTAGGTTCTTCCTTTAACCAATATTCCACAATTCTTTTGTCATAAGCCAATTCTTTTTCATTCCATGTGCTCCAACCTGCACCAAATCCATAACTGACAAGTAAACCAAGTTCATCATTCTCGTTATAATATTTCTCTACCATAATTTTCTCCTTTACGACTCTAAAAAGTTCTTAATATCATTCATCATCTCTTCTGATTCATCTATGTAATATCTGTGACAATCTTTTCCATCGTAGTACTCAAAATATGGAATTGGATTTCCTTCGTCATCATACATAAATCCCAATTCAGAATATCCATCAAAATAAACTGAAACATTCTTATTGTTGTGTGATATATGAAATCTGATTACTGCTCCTCCGAATGGTGGAATAATCTTCACATCCCATTCCTTCTCAAAATGTAAAGCAGGAATCCTAGAACCCCACGCTCTACACTCTTGTAAGTTTTCATATTTTGAAATAATCATCGAATCTTCTATACTTCTCATTCTTTCACTCTCCTTAAAATGCGGATTCTATTGCTATCCATTTGTGCAATATGCACAATTTTAGTTAATTTTATAGCGTTTTTAGGGCTTGTTTTTAACTATTTTTGTGCATATTGTATAGTTACTTTTTACTGTTCAATTCTTGACCTAGCAATCTCAAAATATTGCTTGTCTAATTCAATTCCGATGAATTTTCTATTAGTATTCATACAAGCTACACCTGTTGAACCTGAACCCATACAGTTATCAAGAACTATTTCATTTTCATTGGTGTATGTTCTAATGAGATATTCCAATAATTCAACTGGTTTTTGTGTCGGATGAATACAATTTGCACCTACTATGTTTGCATATTCCAAAATATTATGTGGATAATTTGTATATGTAACTTCTTGATGAAATTCTCTTACTTTTCCATATGTATTTTCTTTCAATGAATTCCTATTATGTTTGTCTGATAACACAATTCCTTGTGGGTTATAAGTACACTGTTTCTTATAAAAAACAGATATATTTTCATATTTTCTCATTGGCTGCTTTTTACAGTTTAAAAAATTACTTGGTTTTGTCTTGCTCCAAATCCAATCGTATTTATAATTTTTCAAATTGCTATATCGCAATGTTGTACTAAATGGTTCTGAACCAAACAATACAATCGCACCATCATCCTTAATTACTCTATTATATTGTTTCCATAAAAGCTCAAATGGTATAATCGTGTCCCATTTACACTGTGTAGTGCCATATGGTAAATCGCACAAAATCATATCAATAGACTTGTTTGGTATATTGTCCATAATTTCAAGACAATCTCCTTGGTATAGTTCATAATTCTTATTGGATAAATTTATGTTTTTATTGTTTTCTTTCAAATGTCTTATTCATCAAGACCGTATACGGATTATTGCCTAGGATTACTTGAGTAACTCCTTTCTTTGTAATCATAAATGCTTGTTTTAAAGGTATTTGCAACTACTCTTTAAAAACATAATTTCTTAGTTTCACTTATTACTTCTCTATTTAGTTGTTAAAAATCTCGTTAAAACACTTTTTTCATGGTGGGATTAGCACTCCACGTACTGTTCAACCTTTGCAAATTTGGAATTTAAAGATAACTCATCCTTCTTTTTAATCCATAATTGCTCTGTTCTGACACCAATGTCTCTCATAGCTTTTTCAATATCGCTATCTTCACTAGGTTTTCCAGTTGCTACCTTTATGTAATATTTCTCTTTTAATTCCAAAATGTATTGCTTAAATTTTTCTAAATCCTCTACATCATCTACACGAATAATCTTTTCTGGTTTATTTACATAATCATCTCCAAGATATTCAAATGATGCAGCGATTCTTCTGTCACCAGTAATACCCGTATGAGCTAATCCTTTTTCTTGTTTTTGAATATTCGCATTGATACGACTAAAACTTCTAAGGCTATTACTTGTTGTGGTTTCTTTCCAACCTATAGTTTTAGACAGATGACTCTTAATTCTTACGTGAGTTGTTCTGATAAAATATTTATAGCCACGTTCAACATAATAATTCGCTAAAAAGTCATTCACTTTTGTTCCGATTCCAAGACCTTGATAATCTGGAAGTACAACTAATCTATGTTGCCTATATGCGTACTTAACTGTTCCTGACGGCATAGTTAATACACTTGCCATACCAACCAATAAGTCATCCCAATAAACAAGATAGAACTTGGCTGCTTTGTTGAAATCTCCACTTAAATAGTGATGACTCCTAAAAATGCGCCACAAGTCTTTGGAGTCTGTTTCGTACACTCGTAGCGCAATGTTTCCCCCAAGCATTCACCTCGACAATCAAACACTGCTTCTTCATCCAAATCAATTACAATATCTGGCTTTAAGAACGGAATGAAATCCTTGTGACATGAGCAGAAAACAATGTTATGTAATCCCTTATCTCTTATGTATTTCTGAATACCATTACAAGTTGACTTAGCAACGTTTCTGTCAATAGTTGATGTAAACTCATCAAAAATCATATAACTGTCAAGATTTAAAGCTAAGTCTGCTCTGAATCCTTCGCCTACAGACAATACTTTTCTTGGTCTACACCATACTGGCATACTATTTAAACCAACTGCACTTAACTTTTCACAAGCAATATCTGGTGTCTCATAGTTAGAAACAATTGCTTCATCATCATATTTCCTGTTATTAAATCCGTATTCAAAATCAAATTCCTTTAACAAAGTGGATTTTCCACTTCCACTTGCGCCTACAATGCATAAAATGTTAAAATCTTCTGGTAACTTTGGCAGTTCAAAAGGGAAAACTACACTCTCACCAGTAAAGTCATAATCAAAATTCTTCGCTACCATATCTGTAAATTCATTGGTAGATACCTTTGTAACCAAAGGTGTTTTCTTTCTTTTTAGGTTGCATAGAACCTTACAATCCTTATAATCCATTAATTTTTAGGAGCAAAGACAGTCTTTTTATGTGCGCACAAAACTCTTTATCTCCTTTCTTTATGTAATTGGCACTCACGATAGAGTGCCTTATATTTTATAATTTGTTAACTTCTTTGCCTGTTGCTTCTTTGTAGTCAGCTTCAACCTGTTTACAAGCCAATTCAACCAATTCGTCTAATACCTCTTCAGGTATTTCATCTGAATAATCTTCATGGTCTTCAGGCTTAAAATATGTGTCTGAATCCATGTTGTATGCTCTTGAATATCCATCGCCTTCAATTACAGACATCATATAAGCAATTTTACCATTGACTTTGTAAATCAGAACTTCACGATAAAACTCATCATCGTTGATTTTGTCATGACTATATTTGTCATGTAAAACAATCTTCTCCTTTACTGTTGTGATTTCTTTGATAGTTCCATCATCATCCTTTAACATTTCTACCATTGTTGCATCTGCGAATATCGGATTACACTTCTTCCATACCTGAACATGGTTCTCACTAAAGAATGAAAGAGCTTCTTCTGGATTATCTGTCAGTAAATTCATATCATCTTTACTGATAAATAATCTCTTACCTTCCGAAACCCTTTGCAATGAATAAAATTTTTGTGACATATACTTGTCCTCCTTTGAATTTTTTGCCAAATATCGTTAGATAAGTGGCTATGTAATAGGTTTAGGAAGGCAATAAAAGCAGTATTTTAAGTCCATTTTCTACTGAACGAAATACTCAACACTCTGAAAATCACTTGCATCAAGCACAATATCTTCGTTCCTATACATTTCTCTTACTTTTTCTTCTGCTTCATCTTCACTATCAGCTTCAACCTCTACAATTCTGCTTAATAATTCTTCTACATTTATTTCGTATTTCACTTGACCACCTCTAAATGTGTAATATTTCTTGTAGCAGTATCCATATCTGTTGTATATGGTGGCTTATCGCACTTAACCCACTTACCTTCAGATGTCTTTTCTTTCCATTCCAAGTCATTCTGTTTAGGATAATCTCTACTCAAAACTCCTAAACATTCACGCTTCAAATCTCTTTGGGTACGTCTATCACACAAAAAATACACATACTTAAACTGTTTGCCTTTGTAATGAGTAATCCCTAGTTTATTCATTTGTTCTAAAGTGGGTCTTGCTGACAACCTTTTATCGTCTTCCCCTTTAGAGAAAAATTGCTTTGTCTGTCTTGGATGAATTTTAATGCCATCTTTTAAATACATATCTGTCCAGATGTAACCTGAATACCAAAAATTAGATGCTTGATAGACATATCCCGGTTTTCCTACCATTCCATCTGCCCACGTAAATAACACTTTGATTTCTGGATAATTAACTTTTATGTGACTAATCAACTGTGAAATCATCTGTGATTCGCTGTTTCTTGGCATGTCTTCTGTCATACACATTCTGCCAATTTCGTAATAATCTTTTGTTTCAAGACTTGGAAATATCTTTCTTATGGTATGTAATGGTCTAGTTCCCCACCCAAGAGTAACCACACCAACTAATCTTTCTTCTAAATAAAAACCAATAAAATGTTTATTGAGTCTTGGTAAAATATTTGAATAATGATATTTTTTAACCATCGAATGAGCAGTTTCTTTATCAATTTCTCTTATTTCATACTGATAAATCTTCTTGTACCAATAGTGCTGCGCAGCTTATCCCATATGGTACTATTTTTTATCCTTTCTTTAGTTTTAATAAAAATGGAAAATCGCATTGAATAATGCATAGAAAATTGATATAATATGTAAGCAATACGTTTATCCTTTGCGATTTTCGTGTTGTTTGTGAAACGTATGAGCACTCTGTCACCACCAAGTATCAGGGTGCTCATTTATATATTCTCTTTTTTGAAAAATATAATATGTTATATGTGACATAATAAAAGTATATTTTTATTACATCGGTATCCACACTGACATATTTTCAATATAACTTCTACCTTCAACATACGTCATTCCTTCTACTTCTTCGTAATCACACCATTTATTAAATTCTTCACATAGTTCTTTCCACAATCTTTTATCCATCATATAATTAGGACATCTTGCATCGCAAAAATCACAAGTTTCTTTTCTAATACAACCCATATTCTAACCTCTTAAAATTCGTATTCTATTGTTGTACTGGTGCTTCTTCATCCCATATATGCATAGCAACATGATGACCACAATTCTCTAAAATATAAATACTATTTCTAGTAATTACTTCTATTTTGTCACCGTTGTCTTGGTATTTTTCTATAGTAGAAGTTCTCAGCATTTTCCCTGAATCATCGTTCCATACAAAATATAAGTAGCCACCGGGTCTACATGTCATTTCCGGATATAAAATTTCTCCACTCATACTAGGATGTTTTGACTTTGTTTCGGCATAAAATTCTACTTTGTCATTTCCATCTCTATCTTTAACACTTACTATTTTATACATTGTTCCCCTCCAATATCTCGTCCAATGTTCTTGGCGTGTAATCGTGTAACATACAACCAACATTTTTAGCAACGCACTTAATATCATATTCACTATTCAATTTCTGAATAAATTCTTGGTAATACTTTTCCTCTACAGAATTATGGACATGAGCATATAGGTGAATTGCCCACACTTTATGTTCTTTTCCATCTCTTCTATAATGATGTTGGTGATTCCAAAAAGCCATTGGAAAGTGAGACA